AGAGATACAAAAATTACAGCTTGTAGCAGACTTAAAACTATGATAGAAAATGACAAAATACAATTGAATAGTGCGGCTTTGATAACTGAACTTAAAAACTACGTGGCAACAGGCACCAGTTTCAAGGCAAAAGTAGGACATACTGATGATCTAGTAAGTGCTACGCTTTTAGCACTAAGAATGATGGCTGTATTAAAGGATTGGGATCCAAGAATATACAATTCCTTCAGTCAGGCAGAGGGCGAAGAGCCATTTGAGCCCCCTATGCCTATATACGTTACAGGCGGTTTAGGATAAATATTAATATGAAAAACCTTGAATACATAGCAGACGAGCTTTTTAACAAAATCAGAGGAAGATATCCTTCTGTTACTGTTGGCGATAATGACGCAACTATAACTAATATGCCAAAAGAGGGAAGATTCTTTGAATTTGACTTTCAGCCAGGTAAAAAGGTAAGTATAAGTTTAGATGAAAACGGTATTGCTGTAATGTTTAGCACAAAACTGTTTGATTCAAATAATGCCAGTTTGAAAAGTAACTGGTTTAGTTTTTTAAAAGAACTTAGACTGTTTGCTAAAAAAAGAATGTTAAACTTTGATACAAGAGATATTACTAAAAACAGTTTAGACAAAAGAGATTATGAATATCTAAGCACGGAGAAACAAATGAGCGAATCAAAACTATACGGAACAAGCAGAACCAGTTTTCAAGACATTGGTTCAGCTAAAATGATTGTGAAGCATTCACAGCCAATCAATCATGAACAGCCAGCAGGTAGAACAAGAGACATTGCTGGAATTTATATTGAAAGTGAATCAGGAGAAAGATTTAAATATCCAATGAAACACTTAAACGGAGCAAGGGCTATGTCCATGCACGTTGCCGAAGGCGGAACACCATATGATGATTTTGGTAAACACATTATAGGACTATCTGAAGAGCTTTCAAAACTACGCAAATTCAAAACTTACATGAATCGCTCAAGTGTAATGGCTGAAGGACTTGCTGGTTATATGGACATTGTAAACGAAAGAATTGAAGCTGTTAAGAAAACGACACATGCGTTACAGTCAAAAGCAAAATATCAAGAAGCATTTAAGAACTTCGATAATACCGTGCTTGAAGAAGTTCCAGAAGATGTTTCAAATAGTTGGATTGACGAACTCACTATTAGACAGTTTAATGAAGAGCTAAAAGGTGTCTTTCCATACATTTACAGATTGGTAAGTGAAGCTAATAAAACAAAAGAACTTGGTCCTGATGATATAATCGAAGCTAGTGGATACGAAGGTGGTGACGAGCCACAAAAACATTCATTTAGAATAGATGGCGATTATGATGAGGATAGAGGCATCACAGAAAAAGAAACAGAAATGATGACAAAGCAATTAGTTGACATGGGACTAAAAGCTCATGTAGAACCAGATGAAAACGTTCAAGGTGGAATCATTGTTCACACTATGAGTCCTGAAAATGTTATTGCCAGTGCTTTAGAAAAATTAGAGTATCAAGTAGAAGCAATAGCACAAGAAGGTAAAGTCAAAGGCATGGTAATGGATATGGAAGACGATGCGGCTGACATGTCAAGAGAAGAGTTCATTGAAAAATACGGAAGAGGCTATGCGGATATTTGGGACAAGGTAAATGATGAAGACTACTTTGACCCTAGTGATATGGCACCCGAAAGCTATGACTTTGAACCAATCGCAGATGATATTATAAGTGGAGCAGAGTTCAATCAAGATGCTCCAATGACAGAATACGAAAGAGCATTTGAAGACTTCAAGATGGCGGCGGCCAATGCGGCGGCAAAAGGAGAAAAAGATTTTGAATATCCAAAAGGTTCTGGTAAGAAACATCCAACCAAAATGGATAAAGCAACAGCGGCTAAACTTTTAGCTGATAGCCAAACCAACGAAGATGATCCAATTAATTTAGGTACTGTGGGAAAAAAGTATCTAGGAATGTATAAAGCTCATGGAGCAGATTATCTAGCTCAAGTGTTAAAAATGGACAAAGCAACATTTGGAAAAGAAATGGTAAGGGCTGATGGCGATCCAGCAAAATTAATTCAAAACTTTCTTTCTAAAAAAGGATTCATGGATGAATCCTTGAAGGAAGAACAACTTAATGAATTTCTTCCATTGTTATTGCCAGCGGCAGGTGCGGCATTAAGATTTGCGGCTCCAGCGGCAGGACGTCTAGCAATGAAAGGCGGCAAATCAGTTTTAAATTGGATGGGTAGAAATAAAGGAACAACCGCGGCTATTGGTGGTGGTGCCTACGTAGGTAAACAAGCCAAGGATGCTGTAGATGCTGGCAAAGAATTTATTAATGATATCAAGGACAAGATTCCAGATGTAGAAGATTTGAAAAAATTACTTCCTGGTATGCCTAACTTAGATGGATTAGCGACAATAGCAAAGCAGTATGCTTTACCTGCGGCAGTTGTAGGAGCTTTAGCATTAGGCGGTGTAGCGGCATATAAGAAACTTTTTGGTGATAAAGAACAAGAAGGTGACGATCAGGATACAGTAGATCTAAGTCCACAAGGACAAGGTGATGAACTAAAAGGTCCACAAGAAACACCTTTAGATGAATTTGTGAAGAGCATGTATGATTATACTCAAAATGCTTTTCCAAAAGGTGAAACAGCAGTATTGACTTCTGTACAGAAGAAGTATGGAGATAAGGCTGTTCCCGAAGCTGGTAAGATGATTGACGAGCTTTTAGCTGGTCAAGATAGTGAAATGGCAAGAATTCAAGCACTTGCTGGACTAAGATAACCAAAATACCAGAAAAAGTCAAAAAAAACACTTGACTTTATAAATATTATCGTGTAGTATGTAACTTATGTGCTACGCGATTAGGCACAATACAAAGGCTAATTTAAAGGAGGCTTATTATGGCAACATTAGCAGAAATCAGAGCTAAACTGAAAGAACAAGAATCACGCACAGGTGGTTCACAAAGCTCCGGCGGGGACAACGCAATTTTTCCATTCTGGAATATGAAAGAAGGCGAAAGTTCAACACTTCGATTCCTTCCTGATGGTGATGAATCCAATACATTTTTCTGGAAAGAACGTTTGATGATCAAACTGCCTTTCGCAGGTGTAAAAGGCGACACTGATAGTCGTCCAGTACAAGTACAAGTTCCTTGTATGGAAATGTATGGTGATAGCTGTGAAATTCTTAACGAAGTTCGTGGCTGGTTTAAGGATCCAAGTCTTGAAGACATGGGTCGTAAGTATTGGAAGAAGAGATCATATATCTTCCAAGGATTTGTAACTGAAAACGCATTGAGCGACGATACAACTCCTGAAAATCCAATTAGACGTTTTATTATTGGTCCACAGATTTTCCAAATCATCAAGCAGGCTCTTATGGATCCTGATATGGAAGAACTGCCAACAGATTATACTGCTGGTTGTGATTTCCGTCTTAATAAAACTACAAAAGGCGGATATGCGGATTACTCAACTTCAAGTTGGGCAAGACGTGAGCGTCCATTGAGTGATGCTGAGATGAAAGCCATTGAATCAAATGGTTTATTCAACTTGCCAGACTTCCTTCCGAAGAAACCTTCCGAAGTAGAAGTTAAAGTGATGAAAGAAATGTTTGAAGCGAGTGTCGATGGTGAAGCATACGATATGGATCGCTTTGGACAATACTTCCGTCCAGCTGGTATGTCTGCGAGAACAGGTGACCCTGTTGCTCAAAAGGCGGATACTAGCCCAAAGCAGGCAACGGCTCCAGTAGCAGAGACTCCCGTAGCAGAGGCTCCAAAAGCTGAAGCGCCGAAAGTTGAAGCAACAGCTCAACCAAGTGGAAAGGCAGAAGATATTCTTTCCATGATAAGAGCAAGACAACAAAACTAAAAATATATACTTGTGGGGTTAATCCCCCACAAGGCTATTTAAGGAGGTATTATGGCAAAGGCATTTGATCCAAGTAAATTCAGAACGGCACTTACAAAAAGCATAACAGGCATGAGTGCTGGTTTTAATGATCCAACAGATTGGATCTCAACAGGAAATTACGCATTAAACTATTTGGTTAGCGGAGATTTCCACAAAGGCGTTCCGCTAGGCAAGGTGACTGTATTCGCAGGTGAATCCGGTTCAGGTAAATCTTATTTTTGTGCTGGTAACATTATCAAGGCGGCACAAGAACAAGGAATCTTCGTTGTATTGGTAGATTCCGAAAACGCACTAGATCAAGACTGGTTAGAAAGACTTGATGTACAAACTAGCGAAGATAAACTATTGAAACTTAATATGTCAATGATTGATGACGTAGCAAAGACAGTTTCAACATTTATGACAGACTACAAAGCTATGAATGAAGAAGAACGTCCTAAAGTATTATTTGTAATTGATTCTTTAGGTATGTTATTAACTCCAACAGATGTTGATCAGTTCCAAAAAGGTGATATGAAGGGTGATATGGGTAGAAAGCCTAAGGCACTAACATCACTTGTTAGAAACTGTGTTAACATGTTTGGTAGTCATAATGTAGGATTGGTAGCAACCAATCATACGTATGCTTCGCAAGATATGTTTGATCCAGATGATAAAATATCAGGTGGACAAGGATTTATATATGCTAGTTCTATAGTTGTAGCTATGAAAAAACTAAAACTAAAAGAAGATGAAGACGGTAATAAAGTCAGTGATGTCCGTGGTATTAGAGCGGCTTGTAAAGTAATGAAAACAAGATATGCTAAACCCTTTGAAGGCGTACAAGTTAAGATTCCATATGAAAGAGGTATGGATCCTTACAGTGGACTTGTTGACTTGTTTGAAAAACAAGGATTACTGGTCAAAGATGGAAATAGGCTAAAATATGTTGATGGAAAAGGCGAAGAGCATAAAGAATATCGCAAGAACTGGACAGGTGAAATGTTAGATATGATTATGTCTAATTTAAACGCCAATAATGATTCTGTGGTAAATACCAAGGTCGAAGAACCAGCTGAAACAGAATAGGAGCAACAATGGACTCGAGCATGATAGTCGATATTTGGAATACTTTTAAAGAAAGTATCGAGAAAAAACATATAGAAACAGTAGCAGAAAGATATGTAGATGTGTGTGCTGACTTTGGTACAGATGATACTGCCTTTAGAGATGCTATGGGAAATTGTGATAATTTAGATGCGGCAATTTCATATTACTTAGACATGGAAGACCCTGAAGATTATGATGAAAATGACCCAGAAAATTGGGACGACTAAATGGGTTACTACTCTACTGTAGCAAGAGATATTAATAAGATTCCTGATGCTATACAACACTTTGAAACAGAGTTAAGCGCCGCAAGAGTTGAAACAAAGCTCAAAGGCAACGTAGAACGTGCGGCGGCTGAACTTCCGGGCATTGTAGAACATCGATTCCAACAACTTCAAGAAATAGAAGCAATTTTAAATTATTTGAATATTGAATTACGTAGATTACGTAGCACATATTTTAAAAAATATTTAGAAAACTACCAAAGAGCTCTATCTAGTAGAGACGTTGAAAAATACGTTGATGGAGAAGCAGACGTAGTAGACTACGAAAAGATCATAAATGAATTTGCTCTTCTAAGAAATAAATGGCTCGGCTTGCTTAAAGGACTTGACCAAAAACAATGGCAGATCACCAATGTAGTCAAGTTAAGAGTAGCAGGCATGGAAGATGCGTCATTATAAGTTTCAAGTTCCAGAAAATAGCAGAAAATTAAGAGGACAACTTTTCACATACCTATATAGGCTTTGTGATGTAAAAACAATCAGTGGTCCTGAAGATATAGAGAAAGATAGATATCTAGCGTTTAGTCATCCGTTCGATGATTGGATATTTGACTATATCGTTAAAAATAAAGATTTAAATTTTTTCCATATTGATAACGGATATATAGGTAACCATAGGCATAAAACACCTTGGCACTATAGGATAAGTTATAATTCTTTACAAAATACAAAAGTAAAACAAGTATCAAGTAGCAGAATAAACCTCCTCGAAATTGATGATAAACTTTGGTCTGATGATTGGGATCTACGAGGAGATTACAACCTGATTGTGCTACCTAACCAATCCAATATATTTAAATACTTAGGAGAAGATTATGATACATGGAAAAGACAAACATTAGATCATTATCACTCATTAAAAGTGCCTTGTAAGGTAAGAGAAAAACAAGGTAAGCGTAGAAAGAGATATGAAGAAATTTTACCTATGATGAGAAACGCAAAAAAGGTTATAACATATCATAGTATGGCGGCTGTTGAAGCATTGTGTTTAGGAAAACCAATTGAAATACTAGGACAAAGTGCTGTTCAACATTGGCAGAACAAAACAAATTTTAATAGAAAGGAAATGTTAGAACACATAGCATGGAGTCAGTTCAATAGAGATGAATACACTAATGGCACAGCATGGGACCTAACATTTGAGTATCAGGTTAATAGATGAGTTATGTAGAACTAGATGGTTGGAGAACTATACCTCAAGACATTTGCCTTAAAAGTGCTAAGAAACAAGGCAATGGAAAAATTGAGGAATATCAAAATTGGGAATTACAAACGGCAATTTCTCATTGTGCTAAACTTAGAATAGCAGTTGACATAGGAGCTCACGTTGGAATAACTTCTTTTAGATTGAGCCAGTCATTTGAACATGTTCACGCTTATGAAGTAAACACAAAACTATTACCTAGCTTATTATACAATCTAGACATGAAAAAAGTTTATAATGTAACTACTCATCCTGTTGGTCTTGGTGATACAGAAAAAGATGTAGACATTATTGAAACACATAAAAGTTTTAGTACACATATAGATCCCAATGCTACTAAAGGAAAATATAAAATTAAAACATTAGATTCTTTTGAATTACAAAACGTAGACTTTATTAAAATAGACGCAGAAGGATATGAGCCTTTGATTGCTAAAGGAGCAATTGAAACCTTAAAAAGATGTAAACCAATTATCCTATATGAAAGAAAAGATCATCCTGCTAGGTATGGATTTGAAAGAGAAAGTATAAGAAGTGTACTTATGGATATAGGATATAGAATGGTTAGAAAATTAGGTAAAGGCGAAAAGAATGCCGTATTAGCATATAGACCAGAAATGAGTCGTGATGTTTGAACTTCCGCAACTACATGGACATAATGTTCCTAATAAAGCAAAAGACATAATATTTTTCAGTTGCGATTATGACTATTTTGATAGACACGGATACGCATTAGCACAAAGTATAAACAGAACTATAGGTTGGATACACGTTCATTGCCATATAATTAACGAAGGTAATATGAATCAAACAGTACTGGATCAACTATCTCTACATTATCCTTTCACATATTCATATGAACATGTTAGCAAAGAATTATACAGCAATCTAAAGAAAAATCATAAAAGAATGAAAGAAGGACAGGATATATTTAAGACAGGTGATCTAGACTACATTGCTAGGCGAACTTATCTAGCAAGTGCTAGATTCATGCGATTATATGAAATTTTTCAAAAAGAAGACCAACATATATTTCAACTTGATTGTGATACAATCTTAAGAAATGGTTTTCATCAAAAGGACTTCAGACAAATAGCTGAAAATGTAGCTGTTATGCCAAAACCAAAAGATCCTGGAATCTTTATTGCTAGTGCTTTGTGCTTAGGTTTAGGCGATAAAGGTATAAGGTTTAGAAAACTGTTTAGCAATAATATGATAGAAGCATTTACAAAAGAAATTTACTGGTTTGTTGATCAAGATGTGTTGAGAGATACAATGACAGAATGGGCTAACATGGGTGAAACATTTGAATACATTCCTTATCAATGGAATGCTTGGGGTCAAAAGAGATACGATATATTTTCCACAGGCAAAGGTAATAAAAAGAACGATAGAAGATTCAAGGCGGCACAAATGAATTGGCTTCCTGAACATTGGAAAAAGATAATTAAGAAAGAAGTATTAAATTTACCATGACACAAGGCTACATAATATATCTGCCAGACTATCCTGATAGTGTTAAAATGGCAACACGGGCAATCT